CTTAACGGCTGCGGTTGTCAACTTGTCATTTGCTCCGATGTCAGCAATACCTGTTGCAGGTGTTCCTTCATCGTAGTTTGTGAAGGCTCCACCAGTGATGCCTGAGCGGTCGTAACCGAATACTGCAGAAGTTGCAGCACCGAGTGTGTTACGTGCTTGTACATCTAGGTATTGAGCCATGTGGCGACCAAGAAGACGTGAAGCAGATGCCATTACGTCATCGAAGGAAGCGTTGAGAAGTAGTTCAGAAACTGCTACTGCGTAGCCGTGCTCTGCAACTGTAATTGCGATTTGGTCCGCTGTAAGAGCATTAGTGGTTAGACGAACACCTTCAGTAAGAGGTGTTGGGTCTACGCTAAAGTTCTTGTAACGGAGGAAGTTAACGCGAAGACCTGGTGCTACACCAAGTTCGGTCTTCTTTACTGCAAACTGTTCGAAGCGAAGAATCGGCATCGCTTGGAACAGGATTTCCTTAGACCAGATGGTCTGAATGGCTTGTGAGAGGGAGGTGTTGCTACCTGAATACGCGGTAGGTGCACCTGCTAGTTCACTTGAGCCAGTAATTGCTGATGCCATTTTGGAATCAGTCCTTTCCTGTTAGATGGTTAGTTGTTTGGGCTTACCCGAACAGTCCCCGACCGCGATTGTTTGATGCTTCGCCAAGTAATTTGGCTCTGTTCTTCGCATAGTCTGCCAAAGACATTTCCCGAATTGAATCGGGAGTGTACATTTTTGAATCCGAATTGGTGTCCAGAGGTCCTGACGCAGGAGCAGTAATACGTGCTCCCGCCATTTCTCTGCGAGCACTGGACATAGCCTGTGCTGCTGAGTCGAGAATACGAGCAGATTTGTCTTTCAAACTTGCGATGCTCTGCTCTACTTCATCGCGGTTACTACCTTCAATCAAATCTATGAGTTCAGGAATGATGTTGTCGCGTTCCTGCTCAAGTCTCTGTTGACGGTACTGCATTAGTTCTTGGAACGTGCGTTCCTGCTCCAACAATGCAAAAGCACGTTCTCTTTCGAGACGCTCTGCTTCCAACTGTTGCTGGAACTCTTGCTCTTTTTTAGTAAGAAGAGCACGGATGTCCATATCTTCTTCTAACTTCTTTTGATGTTCAGCCTCAGCGAGTTGACGTTGCCGTTCTTCCTCTGCTGCTCTGTCGTCACGCTCCTTCTTCAAGGTTGCGAGTTCTTCTTTCAACTTTTCGAGTTGAGGATAGAGTTTTGCCTTTTCTTGTTCACGAGCACGAACGATATCGTCCTGCGTGAAGTTCAAGTTAGGCTCCTCTACCTTTTGAGACACGCTTTCCATGACTGGAGTCGCAGCCTCTGGTATTGCTGAATCAACTAATACTTCTTGGTTATCCATAATTGCACATCTCTTTTCTTTGTCGTTGTCCGAGTGTGGATTTCTCCACGTGCCACGCTTATTAGCAGATAATTACACAGTGTTAACTGATAATTGTCTGCATAAATCAAATTTTTTCATTTGATTTAGGAGTTGTCTCTGTCAACTGCCCTTCGCTGTGGAATTTTGGTTCCATAGGCTTCGGTGACTAGTTTCTCTCTCAAACCAGCCTCTGTCTGTGCCTCCATAGCGGCAGCAGCCTGAGTCTCAGGGTCTTGAAGGTTGTCAGGAGTTGGTGCTCCATCAATCTTGTCACCCATAATGTCCCCATCAGCCAACTGTGTTGGTTGTAGAGGAATAGCACTATTTCCATCAGGACCTGGCATCATGCCAGTCATGTCTTGGATTTCTTTCTGAATTTGAACCTTCATAAGTTGCAACGCACCATCAGAAACAGCGTCATCACGCAATTCTGAACGAATCTCTGCCAACTTCTCTTCTGGGAACTCTTCTCCCAAACTACGTAGAGCACCTTCTTTAGACTCAAGACCCATACCAAGTTTGGTTTGAATCTCATTAAGAATGATTAGTTTGTCTAGTGGAAGTGGGGGTGGGAATTGAACATAATTCTGATAAGTCAAAGGGTCATTTGGGTCAAGACGAGTTAGTTGACCTTGTTTAATTGGGCCATCTTCTTCAGGGTTGTAACCCAAAGAATCAGGCTCCTTAAGAGCAAGGTGAAGAATAATTAATTCGTTAATCTTTTCAATACCCGCTCCGTATTGAGCAACTTTTTGAGAATAACGATTCATCAAAGGCTGATACTGAATGGAAAGAGCAACACCTGATGTATTTGAAATTGGCTGAACTTGTCCCAAAGCAGTCTCTGGAATGTTCATCATTTCGTGCATAGAACGCTTTAGAAGTTCAAGGTACTTCAGTGCACCGTCGATACCAGATGCTCCGCCTTCAAGGTTAAACACCTGACTATCTTTTGGAAGACCTCCCCAAACTTTCTTTGGACCCTTTTCAAGGTTAGAAGCCTTTGCTCCAACGATAACTGTTACAGGTGCAGCGTGATAGTTAATGATGTCTGCAATATCTGTTGAAATTTCGTTGTAAGAACGATTAATTGTAATAATGTCATGGCAGTCAGAAAGTCCCCAAGGTGAACCAGCGACAGGGATATTTGGAATGTGAACGATTGGGATTACACCTAGTGGATTTGGACGTGAATCAATCAACTCATCGTTAATGTATTCCTCAATAACATCGTCAGTAAGAATTTCAGTATATGTAAATACCTGACGAGTACCTTCTAAAGAAGTTCCCCAGAAACGGTACTTTTGCTTAAAACGCAGTAAACGAGTTCTGTCATGTGGGTGGAACTCTGGAAAACAAAAAGCGGAGTTCATAGGAAGGATGCGAACACGTCCTGGATGATTTCTACCTGCTGAATCTTGCCAAGGCTCTTCGTATGCAACCTTTACAAAACAATCTCCTGTAATACCACCGCTTTGTGCCATTTCAAATAGCACACGCATTTTGTCGTTATCAACTTCCCAAACACGTTGTAATCTGTCTGGAATGATTGCTTCTGTTGCTTTAGGGCTACGGTAGTGGATGCCCTTACCAAAAGTAAATCTTGCTAAAAAGTCATTAAACGCTCTGTAATAATTTACTGCAATTTGCATTTCGCCTTGTTCACGACGATAACCCCAGTGATGTCCTAAATACATCGCCCAGTTAAGTGAGTAGCGATTTAAACGAGGACCATGGACTTCAAACTCTTCATCTGCTAACTCCACAAGTCCAAGTGGAGAGATTGAAATTGTTAAATCAGAAGACGCTGCACGATACGACGGCGGGGAGAAGTCAATGAAACTCATCTGTTACTTCTTGTCCTTGTCACGTTTGCTGCCCTTTTTCTTTTTAAAGTCTAATCCTCTGGCTTTTTTCTGTTTAGTGAACTGTTTCTCTGACAACTTCTGTTGCTTGTAAACAGGGTCACTAGTGTTGATAAACTTACCACCAGATTGTTCATATTTTTGGTGAACCCAGTGACTTGCAGCAGGATTTGGGTACGTAGAAAACTTCGCTCTGGCTTGAGCAATAATCATTTGCCAAAGTTTTAAGTTCGCAGGTTTCTCAGCCACCGTAATCCTCTATACCTTTAGGCCCCCTAGCCTAATGCCAGGGGGACCAAAGTTCTACTATCTAATTAGTCGTTTACGACTGTTGGAGCAACGCGTTGTGTGCGTCCTCCTGACCGAGCAACAACTTCAACCTTCTGCTCTGCATAGTCAGTGAATGACCCATGTGAGAACTCAGAAAGAAATGTTGGTGCTTCAGTCCATGCAGCAGAGCCAACGTGGGCACGTGCTTGCATTGTTTCTGCAGCAGTTTTTGTGTGAACTGGTGCATTGCGATTTGGACGACCAGGTGCTGCAGCGTAGCCATTTGCAATACCAGTCTGGAAATCGTTTGGAACATCGGTATCAGTTGCAATACCTTCTTCGAAGCGAAGTGGTCCACGGCGTTCTGGATTACCCCACTGCTTTACTTCGTAAACATTGTCTCCCTTTTCAGGAAACTGTGGATTTGGTGCTAGTGTCATTTAAGACTCCTAAACTCTAGAGTTGTTTATCGGAACGGCCTATTCCAGGTATGAGTTTGACGGATTTCAACGATTTAGTAATGTCAAACTAAGAACTAATTGTTTACAAAGAAGGGGCTAGAGGTTAGGACGACTTCAGGCATTACCAGGTCCTTGGTCAAGGAACAGGCAATAGCCAAAGAATCAACATAGTCATCATGGGCATAAGATTCGTCTGGTGCTTTAACTATGAAGTTAGGTCCTTTGAAATGAACCTCTGCGTCCACCATCTGTTGATAAAAACGCTTCCAACTACGTAAACGACGTGTTTTTGCATGTGCTGGGAATCCCAACATACGGCGTTGAATTAAGGCTTGCAGATGCTTCCATCTTGTAGATTGTTCAGACTGGCTGGAAGTAATAGGTGCTACTTCTGCTCTTGGAATCAACACCTTTAATCTTTGAGCAACAGCGTCACCAACACCGTTGGCATCTACTCCAATAGCAAGTACGTCGTAATTACTTAAGAAGTTGACTATCTGGAAGTACTGCTCTTCCCAATCCTCGTTTTGTAGTTCTAACCAGTTTAAAACTCGATGTTCAAAATAACCAAACTCATCTGGTCTATCCCAATCAACCCAAACAACCGTTACGACTGTAGAGTCCATCTTACGTGCAGGGTCAATACCTACCACTACAGGAGTCTTGTGCCATACCTTTACAACTTCTTGAGACGTATCTCCAAGTTCATCCATAATTCCAGAGGTAACAAACATTCCACGTTCTAACAACCATTTACAGTTGTAAGACATCTGAAACTCGTCTGAGTCTTCACCAATACGGAGCATTTCTTTCTTAATAAATTTTTGATAGTTCTCGTTAAATTTTGATACGTCTTTCCAGTCCCATTGGAAATGATTTTGACGAGAACTACGTCCTGTCTGTCGACGTTTGTTTAATTGAATACTTCTATAGAAGTTGTTTTTATTAGTTGTAGGAGTTCCTGCTTTAACCATGGTTCCTGCGTAATATGCAAGCATCGGGCTGATGGATTTAGAGACTACAAAGTCGTCTGCTTCTTGACACTCATCAATAACTATTAAGTGGAAGGACTTAGACTCAATCTTTGCACGAGGGTTTGCAGTCATCATCGTCAAAGTAGAGCCAGAATTCTTTAACTTAACCATGCGTGTTACTCCGCCAATTCTTGCAGCGGAATCGTCAATTTCTGGGTCACCTAAAACCTCAAGTGCACGGTTAGACGTTAGTCGCGTAACTGTTCTACCAAATAGTGTTTCAGCCTGTGACTCAGTTGGAGCAAACAATCCAACCCATAATCCATCTTTAAATTTACTTAGTAGGTCTGGATACAACTTTGCAAGACGTGGAAGAAGAATCATCAACGTAGCAACAGTGTCTGCAACAGTTTCTGATTTACCTGACTGACGTGCAGCAAGTGCTGTTATTTCTTCACCATCGTTTATAAGAACAGACTCAATCATTCTTTTTGCTAATGGTTTTTGATATGCGTGAAGGTCATGACCAACAAGAACAACTAAAAACTGAAGTATCTTTTCAATGAGTTTATTTACAAACTCTTGAGACAGTTCATCTAACTGTTCAAACTCTTCGTCAATAGAAACATCATCTTCTTCTGCATAAAACTCAGGAGTGATTTCCTCGAATTGTTTATCATTAAAATCTATTGGCATTTGTTCCTAAACAGAGTAGCCCAACGATTTACGTTGGGCAACCCCGCGTCTGAGAGAGGGAGACAGGATAATCATAACAAACACAATAACAAATTCAACGTCGTTTTAGTTCTTTAATAATTTCGTGTAGAACTTCTGCACCCATTTCGGCATCGTTTAGCAATGCCTTTTCATTAGTACGCATCCATGTGGTTACTTCTTTACCAATTACAAACAGAGCATTTTCTGCCCATGTAATTAACTCTGGTGTAGGTAGTTTAGAGATACGTTTCTGAATCTTGGTCTGGGGCTGGTTTCCATCCCGCTTCTTCCGTAAAATCATCATAAGTTAGGTCCCTCCTAGATACGGCTAAGTTTAACGCTTCTTCTTCCTCTTTTGTACCCTCCCACTTACCCACTACTAAAATTTTGTTGCGGAACAGTTTTATAAGGGTTGGGGAAGCGTATCTATAAGGCGGGTTTATTTCTTGAGTCCAGCCTTTTGAAGTTCGTTTACCTTCCCATTTCAACGGTTGGTTGATGAGTTGAACAAATCTGTGTGGTCCGAGTGGTAGTAGTTTTGGCATACCTATCTGCTTCTCTTGCGATTTCCTTTACCAGACTTTAGTGCAGAACGATTTGGTTTGCTTGCTTTAGTTTTAGGTAGTTTTTTTGCCTGAGCGTTTCTTTGCCCTCTGTAAAGACGAGACTCATCCATAGCGGACTGTTTGCCCTGGAAGTAAATCTGGGTAGTACGAACGACACGGTACAAAGTCTCACGAGCAAGAGGTGTGAAACTTCCTATGTCTGCAGAACCACGAGGCTTGCCATCTAAGACCTCACGGATATAGCAACCCTTACAGGTACGGGCTTTAAATGCTGCCCACTCAGATGGGCTAACTTCGTAATAGTTATAAAACAGTCCGTCTCTAAACACGACGGTAAGAACGCCACGTGACTTCTCATAACCAGCAGCAACTGTGCGTGGTCTTTGATAATTAGTTGTAGATGTTGGGACTACAGAAAGCGGAGCAGGAGCGTCGTAATCATCACGTGCTTCATCTGCATAGTTTGGATAGTAATAAGGTTCGTAGTAATCACCAGATGTTAAATCTTCACTTAGGTACTCTGACTCATCATCATCGTCGTAAATTGCAAGGGCTTCAAATGTTCCAGAACCAATTGCTACTGGAAGACCTTGGAATGGGTTTACAGAGCGATTTTTTAGTTCTCCAGAGTCGTAAGTTCCAAGTAGTCGACGGAAATCAGATTGTTCACGGTCATTAAGACCAATGCCGTAAGTAGAAGTGGCGGGGTCCAAGAAACCATAGAGTTCCTCAGAGGAAGGCAACACAGGTGCTGCTTTCTTCTTCGGTCCTTGGTTCATGGACCTCGCCACCGTAACTCCTTAAATTAAGACGCTGTTGCGTATGGAGTAATTGTAACTGCTGCGGCAGGAGCGATGTTGTTTGCTCCAGCAGCAAGTGACTGTGTTTTGATTGTTGCACCTTTACCAGCAAGAGTTCCAGTTGCGTTGATACCTGTTGTATCAGCGACTGTAAATCCTGAACCAGAAATGGTGATTTGATTTGCTGTTGAAGCGGATGTAACTGTGAAAGTACCAACAAGAGCAGTAGGGACGTTTACAGGTGATTCTCCTGCAGCAGTTCCTGCAAAGATTTCAACCTTAGTTCCTACTGGATAATTGGTGTTTGCACTGGTTGCAAAAACTACTGCAACTGTTGCACTTGTAGCATTAATACGAGTGATGTCTGTCTTGGCATTTGCTGCAGCAGAGGCTGTAGTTACTGTCAAGGAAGCATCCTTCATTGCATCTTGTGCAAGAGCAGTTGTAAGACCAAGTACGCTTGGTACGAGTACGTAGTTAGTTGGTCCTGCTACGTCTTCACCAGGGGTATTGGCTACAAATTGTGGATACCCTCCCCATCCTGAAAGAGCGATGATGTGGTTATCAAGTGCTGGGTCTAGACGGTTAGCCAACGCGTCTGGACGAGCATCATTTGGCTGCATCGGCATGTTACCCCAAACGAAGTCGATTGCGACCTCACCTGCGGTATCAAGAAGATTGCCGTTATTGTTTACTGCCATTCTTTTATTTCCTCACATTCATGAATGTCAAGTCCTGCTCTGTATAACACCTCGCCACAGTCGCGACATCTGAAGAGGCGAACATCATCAAGTGCTTCGTGTAAGGAGTCCGAATGTTCGATGCTGCTTTCCATCTCAGGTTGTTTTAAAACCTCAGGAGGAAAGGGTCCTACAGGGTGGTGGGACTTAGCAGGGACGGGATGTCCTTGCACTGCAAATTTTCTAATAAGTTTCATTTTGCATCAGGCTCAACTGCTGACGCTTTTTTTACTGCTTTCTTAGAAGGAGCCTTTTCTACAGATGGCTCAGGTTCAGGAGTTGCTTCTGATGCTTTTGGAAGAAGGTCCATCGCTTCTTTAACTGATTTGGCTTTAGAAGCAGCAACCGTCAAATGTCCAGCCTTCATAAC